TTTAAACATTAGTTTAAAAAGATTTCACCCAATCTTTTACACAAAAGGGTATTAATTTATATATAACAAATAGGACATCTGATGCAAATTAGTAAAGTTGAGCAAAAAGAACTTGACAGTATCCTTGACAAAGAGAAGTCTCAAGTAGTTTCCGATTCTTTAGAAACACTCCGCTTAGGTAGACCTCCAACTCCGAGATCACCGCTCTTCAGTGATTTAACGGAAACCCAAGTCTGGGACGGTTGGCTAGCGATCCTTAACCGAGAACAATCGAAATATCCTAGATTGATAGATTATGAGCTTACAAGGTTAGAAAAAGTTGGTCCTCAAGGTGGTTATCCTCCCTTTGCGTCAAGATTAGATGAGCTGAAAGCTTATTATACTAATCCTAGAAGTATCAAAATATCTGAAGACTATAAGCAACGAATCGGTATTAAATTGAGAAACTACTTGTTTGGTAGCAGTAGTCAAAAGAGACCTTTAGAGTATGGTAGCATTGTAAAACGCGATGTCGAGGACGATAAGTTAAATACTAATTCGGGTTGTCCTCTTTACGGCAAGCGGAGTGACCCGTTCATTCAGCGGAACGCAATCTCAGATGCTAATTCAGGTAATTGGCAACGATATCCTGCAATTCTTGGAAGTAGATCGCAGAGAGGAAAGTGGCGTTTCATATTTATGTTTCCCTTCTCTACGAATCTAGTCGAAAAGTCATTCTTGTTGCCACTAATGGATATAATACGTTCTAGGAATATCCCCAGTTTTAGTGCTTGGGAAGGTTTCGAGGAAGTAGAAGTAGCTATGCATAAACAAGACTTCTTTCAAGCAAAAACCAAAGTGTCGATGGATTTTACTAAAATGGATACTCATTGTGGTGAGGAATTTATGAATTTCGTCTATGACGTTATCTCACCTGTATTCCAACAGAAGTTTCAACCTCTTCTTAGAAAAAGTCTGCTTCACGCTTGTAACATAGAGGTATTAACCGGAATAGATAAAAAGGTCACTGGCGTTCACGGGTTAGCCAGCGGTTCGGGATGGACCAACTTCACAGAATCTGTGTATGCGCAAGGTATTAGATTTTACCTTGAAGAGAAGTATGGCATCCCTCTGATCGGAGATCAGGGTCTGGGCGATGATGGCGCTTTCAGTACGAATATCGAGAATCAAAAGTATGTTGCTGAGAGTATAGGTGAAGCTTCCGAAGACTGGGGTCAAGATTCGAAACCAGAAAAACAGTCGGTGAACACCTCAACATGTATATACCTGCAAAGATTCTTTGATGATGGCATACTAGTCAAAGATTCTAATGTTGTGGCAGGTAGTTATCCCACTGTTTTAGCGTTAAACACTGCGATGAACCCCGAAAGGTTCCACGACCCACGCAAATGGAGCGAAAAGATGGAAATTCTCCGTTGGATAATGATTCTAGAAAATTGTAAACATCACCCCATGTTCCATCAAATAATAGAATATTTTGTAGAGGGCGATAAGTACAAATTAGGTACTTTGATCCCGGGCTTCTTCAAACGTGGTATAGTCAGTACCTATGAAGAAGCTAAGCTAATTACAGGCTTTGTACCATCGTACAATCAATCAAGTATAGACAGAGGAATCATGGATTTCGATGTCGTTAAGTATTTGAAGGCTAGATCTCGCTAGGTCGTTGGCAGCAGG